TTTAAGGGAGGGGCATTTAAATGCTGTATCAATCTCATATGAACCTCTATAGTTCAAACCCTCTAGGACGAGCTTTAAATATTCCTGCTCATCGTAAGCCATAGCTTTAATGGCACCAAATTGATTTACAACATAACTACCAGTTAGAAATAACAGATCAGCCTCTTTTAGATTATCTCTTAGAATCTTATGCTCTGACTTGTTTTGGTTTAATACGGAACAACCTTCACATGATTTATGAAAATCATCAATAAATTTATCGAATAGATCCATTTTTTACACTATCATAAGTTATGGCAAAATATATAGATAACAAAAGATTTGAAGAACTCATTATTGAATATCGCTCTGGAGATGTAACTAATGAGGAAGAGCTTATGAGCATGTTCTATACTCTTATAGGAAAGATTATTGATTCTTTTTCTTATAGTGTCCCAAAAGATGATGCATCCCAAGAATGCATTGTCTTGATACTACAAAAGTTGAAGACATTTAACCCTGATAAGGGAAGTGCCTTCAACTTCTTCACCACTACGATTATTAATAATCTAAAGCGTCTATATACTAAAAATAAAAGATACTCAAAGAAGATTGATAACTACATTGAGCATCTAAAAGAAGATTCACGTTAATTTGTTATAAATATGGGGAAGATAATCTTCTACTAAAGTCTTCCCCTTCAATTCTACCAAAGCTGGTAGTTTACTAACTCTGAAGATAGCTGTACTATGAGGTACATCAAACGTATTAACCACATAAACATCTTTCTTCTTTTTAGAGGCTCTAACCTTATCTAAAAGGTTATCTGACGCCTCATCCCACAAAGAGACAAATAAAAGTCTAGTAGACTCTTTTGTCTTCTTTTGTCTTTTTAGGAGGTTATTAAGTTGAGTACTTGTCTTTACGTTTAAGAGTGCCATTAAATCTTCTCTACATCATCAGTAGTAACTTCTTCTACTGGCTTATGATAATCTTCTGGGTTAAGTGAACCTAATTGTTCTCTAGCTACTTCCTCAATCTGCTCTTTAAGTCTTTCAATACCATGAAAGAAAAGACTTCTAAGATATTCATCCTGGGATATAGTATCGGGCTTAGTTGTAGCCATAAAAGCTTTGAACCCTTCGGACTCTTCAGCACCTAATTTAATTGTTAATTTCATTCTATTTCTACTCCGTTCAGTTATTGTAACATTACAATTTTTAAAAATTTGATCTGACATACACTATAATAGTCCATGGAAGATAATTATAACCTAGAAAATCTAAAAACTAAAAAGAGAATCAACGGAAAACGTAAAGGTAATAAGTTTGAAAATGACTTAGCTAAAATACTTAATAAACGTTTTGATGTTAAAGAGTTTTCAAGAACTCCAGGTAGTGGAGCATACGCTACTACACATAACTTACCTGATTACTTAACTATATATGGAGATTTAATTACTCCTCAGTACTTTAAGTTTGTTATTGAAAGCAAGAGAGGTTACAATAGTTTTAACTTATATGACTTATATGATGATACAAGCATCATTTTTAACTTTTTAGGTCAATGTGAAAAAGATTCTGAAAAAGCAAAAAAGGAGTCTTTAGTTATACTAAAACAAGACAGAAAGAAAATTCTTGCTGCCTTGAAGACTGACCTTTTAGAAGGCCAATTAACTAATATTATTACGTTTGGTGAGTGTGGAGAATATTGCCTAGTATTACTAGATGATCTACTTGGACTCCCAAATACTTTCTTCTTTAATTATTAAATCGAATAAGGTAGTTACTTTATCCTCTAACATATCACCAAAGGACTCGGTTGCTTTGTAATAGTCCATACCTCTTATATATTCTCGGTTAGCCTCTACGTTGAATTTTAGGGATGTAATAGTTTCACCCTCCATATTCTTGTTATTAAACTTATTGGCAGAGTAATATACTGAAACATAATTTAAAGGTCTACCAGTATTAGCTTCCCCAATATGAGGCCCCTTAAAGTTTATTCTGTTGTCTTTAGTGAACTCAATACTATATGGACCGACTTCAACCCCGTTTCTTCTAGCTTCTGCTTTAGACATATATAGTACGTTCTGTCCAGCATTTATAGCTTGTAGGATATTTCCTACTACATCGTATACTAATTCATTTTGAGAAACTAGATAAAGATCATTATTAGGTATATCTGTTACCTGCATTAGGGTAGGGTCAGCACAACCACCATTCATAAGAGCCAACATAGCTAAACTATGTACGGCTTTTTTTTGTTTTATTGGGTCTGTCTGCCTCTTACTAAACACATCATACTTAAGTCTTTGTACGAACAAAGCTCCTGCAATATCTACGATATCCTTTTCTCTTAGCTCTTTGGAGTTATTAGATTTAATTTGCTTTAGGTGGAAGCTTAAACCACTTTCAAAGATATCAGAATCAATAAGGTCGTCTATAAGACCCATAATATATTTCTTCTGATCTGCTTCTAGGTTGGTACCGTCTTTATCCATCATCTTACCTAAACCAACAGAGAACAGTTTTTGTACGTCCATAAGACGAGTACCTAAATCCTCTACAATTCCATTTATAAAGGTTTCATCTAATCCAAACCTCTCCTGATAATCGGCTGAGATTCCTTGTAAAGCTAGAGCGAACTTATCTTCTTGTCCTGTTGCAGCGTCCCTAAAAGCTTTCATCGCTTTTAAGATTCCGTCATATTTATATCCACCTAAGTATACTGTAGTTTCCTTAGGCGAAAACATAGTCTTTAGACTGAAGTTCACGGAATCAAAACTTTCTCCCGTAGTACCAAACACATCGGCGGAAGATTTTAAAGTTTCACCAGATCCCAGGTTTCCAGTCTCTTGTTCCCTTTTAATGTGCTTATCAATCACTTCAGGGGGTACACCTTGATTAGCAAGCACCGATTCGGTGTATCCTTGAGGATAGTACTCAATAACGTCCGTTTTTGAGCCCAGGAAGATGTCCGTACCTACTTCCGACACACACCTTGGCCTACGTGCCGTTATGCCCTTAGAATTTATTTTTACGATACCTATGAGCAGGTTCTTGATCCAATCCCTTGCTTGCTCTGCTGTCCAGTCGATTGCGGCAGCTTTATCGGCTTGTAATAGGAAATCCTTCACATCGTCGTCCGTCATACCATCAATATAACCAAAGGATTTTTTAAGTGTGTCAGTTAGGTAAACATTTTCTAAAGTGTCAATATCAGTAAGAGAATATCTAGCTACGTTATTTAGTCCTACGATTAATTCACCTCCAGCCCTATTCATAATCTCTAATAAGGTATCTCTAACATGTTACACCATAGTCTCATTAACAAAACTATTAGAAACTAATGCGATTAACCTGGAGAACTTTTCTGATTCTAATCCTAAATGTTTAAAGGTGTACTTTATCTTATCTTCTGATATCTCTTGTATTGATGGGGCTTTCGTTGACCCTTCGTACTTATCTTTAATTTCAGTTTGAACTAACTTTAAAATATCGAACAATATTGGGCTAGCCTCTTGTGATATAGCAGCTCCATTAATACCATCATCACTATGGAATATTACAAATGATGTCTGTGGTGAATCACCTATAACAAGACTAAACTTATCTGATATATCAAATAAAGTATTTTCATCCTCTAAGTATTTAGAAGTTTTAATTGACTCTATTAAACCGTAGTAATTATTAGCATAGAATTCAGCTTCTTCTGTAGGGATCACATAATCCTCTACTAACCTTTTAATCTTACCTTTAGATACAAAACCTTTCAAAGCCCTAAATCTAGTTGAAAGAGCCTCTTCGGTTAAATCACAAACTTGCTTGGATACATACTTCATAGAGTATGCAAACTTCTCATCCCTAGTTCCTACATCATCTTTAGCTGCCCAAGTAAAGTTTTTAAAATTATCGTATTTGTTTTTAAGTCTGTGAAGGAAACTCTCTAAAGGCTCTACTGTTTGACAAATTACGTCTTTAATTCTTGATAAAGATTCAATATCTGGATCAACTGGGGGTTGAAGCATTTCCCCATCAGGTCCAATTTCCCCCTCTTCATCGGACGCACCAGAAACAACATCCTCATCCCCCATCCCCTCTTGATCTTCAGGTGGAAGTAGCTTAGCCACAAATCTACCCCAAGGAGACCTTAGATCTTGAATGGACCCGATAGGCATACCATTATCATCTATTACTTTAATACCGTGAGCCCAACCATGGCCTAAACCCTTAATTACAACACCTTTATTAATAGTAGATTGGGAAGCAGATTTTTTCATCTCTAATCCAGGCATTTGAGGTACAGGTTTCCAATCATCAGTAGCGTTTGTTACTAATGTTTTAGCTGTTCCTTCCGCTGCCTGTAGCTTAGTATACATTTCAGGGTTAGTAACTTCCATATCTTCCAGAAGTACTAACCTTCTCTTTTTAAGCTGGCCGTAGCTATTTAATAAATCGTAATAGTATTGCATGGTATATTATAGAAAAGCCCAGCCCAACTAATCATCGGGCTGGGCTAAAAGTTGCTTTTAGTTAGTTAGGATTATTCGCTATCTTGTACAATGAAATCATAACTAAAGACGCACTCAATCTCATGGAACTCATTTCTGGAATAATCCCAATCCATAGGATTCCAGGTTCTAATGAACGTACCAATATAAGTAGAGGCTGATATAGGACTTCTACAGTTATCTAATTGATAAACCTTAATATACCCTTTAGGAACTACATCACCATCAGAGTAGAAACATCCAGTTGTAGGATCATAAACCTTCTGGAATAATTCATAAAGTTTACTTAGTAGATTACCATCCCTAAGGTTATCAAATGTGATAGTAAGCTCATCAGGAGTTACTTTACCAGGATAAAATACTTTATCGTTTACACGATCAACTTGAATCTTTTCAGATGCCATGCCACCTCCAGCTACTCTTTTTGCACCTAGAATAAAATTAGTATCTCCGTCAACCCCAGGAATGGAAATTTTAACTTCCCATTCATAAGCCCTGGTAGAGTCTACCAGATTAGATACTAAAGGTAACTGACCATCTTTATTGGTATTTCTTTGGTATTGGTCTTTATAAAAATCAGACATAAATTATGCTCCTAAATCAGCAGTTTGAGCTACTAGGTTTACATCGAATACTAATACTTCAGCAGTTTTAGTAGGCTTAATTTCGATTCTACACCATAGTTCATTTCTCTCCTGTCTTGCAGGAGTGTTAGTAGTTTCATTACAAACTACTCTGAATTCATTAATACCTCTCTTAGTTTTAATATCTTGTAGTAGAGGATTAAGAGTATCTTCAATAGTTTCCCATAGTAGAGCGTCATTAGGCTCAAAGATAAACTGTTGAGTTGAAGCTAAGATAAGCTTTCTTAGCTGAATCATAAGTCTGCGGACATTGATTCTATCTAGGGCTGACGCGGTTCTAGTGGAAGTACGTTGACCGAAAATAGTAATTCCTTTTTGCGGGAAGTTTACTATAGGGTTAATTACGTTTCCACCACTATACATACTATCTCTATCACCTTTGTTTAGTTTTACTTCTACATCGGTAGGCTTAGTTAGTCTACCTCTACGGAAACCAGCAGGAGCAAACCAAGGATAGTTAGTAAAGTCTGTGTAAACCATTTGGCGTAATCCGTAAATAACAGGATCATACCATCTATCAGCACCATCAAATGTACTGAAAACTTTTACCCAAGGCCACATAATAGCAGCATAGGTACTGTTTATTGCAGACGTTCTTTCTAGCTTCTGTCCATTACTCCAATCAATAGCGTCCTGGGCTGTACCAATTCCGTAAGGAGGTGATACAACAGCTAGGAAATCTTGAGTAGTTTCGGCCAAAGTAACTAGAGCATTTTGTACATCTTCGTTAGTAATTCCAGGCACAGCAGCTAAAGAAATATTAAGAACGGGATCGTCTAGAGAATGCATACCTTCTTTTGGTTCTGTAGTAGCGTCACCAATTAGAGCTACAGCACGGGCAGCATCAGTCGCAGGAATTCCATTAGTACCGGCAGTTAAAGCATAAGTACCTTGGATAAACTTAGTAAACGGTAAGGTAGCAGCACCAGAAGCTACAGCAATACCTCCACCTTGAAGACCTGAAGCGCCTGTAAAGCCTATAGCACTTAGATCAGCAGTAAAGTCTACAAGAGCGGTAGCATTAATATCAACTAGATCATCAACTAGGTTACCTTTTATAACATATGATACTAAGTTAGTTTCACCAGTATTAAGTACTGACTCTACAAAAGCAGCAGTATCAACAAGAGAAACTTTAAATGATTCTTTTACCGAACCTGCTTCATAAACCTGTAGTAAGTTATGCTCACCACCTAAGGCTTCAATTCTTACAGAGTTACCACTAGTTGACCCGTCTGATTCAGTACCTTCATTATAACCTTCACCAGGGTAAATTGACTCTACTAAATAGGCTACACCATTCGCTACTCCAGAGTTTACTTCCGTACCATAAACTGTTACAGTACTTGTATCAGCAGCAGCAGTACCAGCAATATCTAATTCTTGTAGTACAGCAAGACCAGTAGTGAATGTAGCGTTACTAAAAGCAGATACTTCTACATACGCACCAGAACCAGCATAAGTACCAACAATAGCGCCTTTAGTATTAGTTTCACTAGTATAATGTACACCAATTTTATCAGTATCTAAACCACCACCAATAATCTTTCTAAGGGCTTCAGCTTGGGTTCCAGTAGCACCTACAGTACCAGAAGGAACAGCAAACTCTTTAGCGGCGGGGAATTGAGCTACACCATTATTATCATATACTTGGGCCTTTAACCAAATACCTTCAGTTACGCCAAATCCATTAGCAGAAACATCAAGGGCAGGGCATCCACCAATTTTAATAGCAGCAGAAGCATCTACCGCATCAGTAGTTCCAGTACAGCGAATAAAATAAATTTGGTTGGTTACCTCTAATAGTTCTAAGGCAGCTTCTAAAGCTTGGCCTTCAATATCCTCATTAGGGGCACCAAAAGTAGTTATTAGGTTTTCTGGGCTAGTAATTAAAGTAGCTACGTTTACAGGCCCTTTTGAGGCGAAACCTACAATACCTACAATAGACGAATTTAATGACGGGACATAGTTTGAATTATTAGTTTCAACTACCTCAACGCCAGGAGAAAGGAATTTAGCCATGTTAGCAATTCTTAATAGTTAAATGTCTCCTCTTATGGAGAGTCTTGATTTGTGTAGAAATATATCCTTCCGGAACTATTACGGTTTGTTTCGGCTTCAAGAATTTTATTTCTTTTCCTTTAGGGGTGTTTAGATAAAGCTCAAACCCCTGTATACTATCATTTCTTATAGTTTTCATTTTTCTACTTATATTTACTATAAAGATTTAGTAAATTATCAATATTTTTAGGTGTTTGAATCATAAAGTGAGGTTGGGATATTCGGAGCATCCATTATTTCTCCTGTTTTGTGAGATAATAATCCAATAAAAGGGGCAATAAAAGAAGACCAAACTCGTTCCGTTTCCCAACCGCCAGAGCCAAAATATGCGGCCTCTTGTCCTGCTGTTTGATTAAATAGTTTGATGGCACTTTCAGCATCAGTAGGTCTTTCCCAAGTATCAGTCATAGGAATAGAAATACCTACTACGTTAGAATTTTGTTTTTGTCCACCGTCTTCTAAGAAATATTGTGTCATTAAGATATATAACCACTCTGCAAATTTAATATTATTTGTAAGAAGGAATCCAGTATATAACATACTACCACATCTCATTTCAGCTACAGGAGTATAACCTCCTCCAACATAACCTGATTTAAAATCCCATCCAACAACTTCTGTTGGAGGAGGATCATCAGTTGAATTTAATGTATTACTATGTAATACAAAATTTTGTGAGTATTCGTTTCCTATTTGGTCTGCATAATCCCAAAGATAATAAGGAAGCACTTCAAGAGTTCTTCTAAAACTATCCGCTACTACACTATCTAAACCAAAGAACGCCTGTAATATGCTCAATAACCCATTACTAAATAATGCAACCATGTAAAGTTGTTGTCCATCGAACTCTACAGGAGGTGCTCCAGAAGCATTTACCCCATCATATGTTCCATAAATATGAGATTGGTCTGAAGTTAATGGATTATCCCTGCCGCCTACTGTACCTGTATTAGACGCATATAAATGATACAATAAAGCATATTGATTAGACCAAACCCTATACTCGGTTCTTAAATTAGTTGAAGGGTGCTCAATTCTCATCCCTTCCGCAATTATATTACAATAAATGCCCCAACCTCTTTGGAAGTTAGGATAAATATTAGGAATTCGTCTACCCCATTGAATATCATTATCATTAATATTTTCTAATAATTTATCTAAGTTAAAGTTATTAGATTGATAATCGTTAGGGCCGTTAGCTTGTCCAGTATATAAACTATTTCTTACTTCATATGGGCATAAAATTGAAACTGCGTGGCAGGCTTCTTGTTTAGCAACCCATTTAGCAATACCTAAATTACACGACCAAATAAGAGGTTGTAAAGTTTGGTTAAATCTTGAGGAGTGATCTCCTTCATACGGCCCAAATTGAGATGTTGGATTAGGGTATTTAAAGTTTCTAACTACATTATAAGAAGCGGCTGACACATCAGCATCAACATCATAATATAATGTATTACTCCAAATAGACGGAGTACTCCATAATCTAGTAGGGGCTAAAGCTCTATCTTCTTGAGAGGTTGTAGTTGAATCATAAGAATACCAAGGCCACCAATATTGCGGCTGGTCTAGGCCGAAACCTAATGACCACGGAATGTAAAGGCTATCTCCATTACTATCAGGGTTAGATGCTGCCATAGCTGACGCAGTAACTATATCTCCTGTAACATCTGTAATAGAGCTATCATGTCTTTGAATCTGATAGGTTAATTGTACCTGCGAAGCTCTCCATAACCACCTATTATTTTGCCAGCCATTTCTAAGGTGAACCAGAAAGCCCCCAGCTTTTCTAGACCAAGAATGGCCGTATGGATGATAATAACCAGAAACCATGTTGGAAGTGGTTGTACCTATATTTTCAGTATAACCTCCCCAATTTCTAGTAAAGAAAAATTTATCATCTACATCACCTGTGTCGGCAGCTGTTTTAAGTGCATCAAAAGTTGTAGAACACCTATAATCCATTACATCCCAACCAGAGCCATCGAAAAATGGTCCATGTAAATGTTGATAATCTTCAGTAATTTGAGGTAAATAATCTCTTTGAGCACCAAATCCTGAAAGGTTATAATAAGAGTAATCCCCAGCCCTTACTTCACAATAATCTTTCATTTCTAGAAGTTCTAAGGCTTCGGCGGCACCTCCTACAGTATCGGGACCAATTACATAATGTCTAATAATTCTTTGTCTAGCTGGGAATAGCTGTTCATAATAATCGCCTGAACCATTATCTACAGGTTGAATAATATACCCGGCAGACGTATCCATACTAGGATCGTCAAATTCTGAATATAATCTGTAACCAGAAGGTAGATTGGTTAATTGTATAGATTTAAACCAAACCTCTCCGGAGATTTCAGGATGTGTGTCACCCCCAACCCTAGGATCATTTGTTAAATCATAATTATCATTAGCTATTAGTAACCAGATATCTATTCCCGAGGTGTCACTTCTTCTAGTTACGAAAGATTGAACATTACCACAGGAATATAATTCATTAGTACTAACTAAACTATCATTGTAAATTAACGAGTGGAAACGTGTTTCATCAATTCTTTTTCCATCTCTGATAGTTTCTTGCTCCGTTAAGAAAGGATAGGCCATCATAGGATCAACTACACCAACCACATCCATAGAAAATTCAACACCGCTTAAGGATAATGTAGCAAATTCATCCGATCCAGGTAAAGAAGTGCCACCAGTATTAGTTAAATAAGATGTACCTCCTCCACTAGCGGGACCAACAACTTGTACTACATCTACTTTATCATCAGCTGTATATGATACGGGGAACGTATCACAAGCACTACCATCAATATACAATGTTGGAATATTAGTTATGGTTACAGGAGTAATCGGTACAACAGCTTGTACTAATGGGTTAGAAATAGTATTTGGCTCAAGATATAATAATGGAGAACTACTTACTGGGCCTGTAATTACACTTAACAATTCTTCTCTATTACTAGACCCATTAATATTAGATACTGTAACGTCGAAATCCAAATTATACATACTTGGATTTACCGGGATATTAGCCGACACTATAGTATCAGAGACAATTACAGTAGAAAAAGTAACAGGACTTCCTCCGTAATCTACACTAGAAATTGATAATTTTGATCTATTATCATCACTACTATAATAAGGATCAATATAACCACTTAAATCAGTACCTTCTACTGTAAAATCTATTGATGAAGGAACTAAACCATTATATCCATAAACAGTAGATGTATTTGTGTTAATAAATGGGGCCGGGGATATTTCCCAACCTCCTGCTAAGGATGATGTTTGTACTAAAGATCCACTTACTGTAACTGTAATATCAGCAGTTGTTCCTATATCACTAGCAGCAAATTCAGGGGTTAATATAGTAAGACCACTAAGAGTAGGAGAATCTACTACTGTAGCGTTTTGGCCCTTCATTGTAACAGAAATCTTACTAGCCTCTAAGAATCCTCCCCCAGAAAGTTGTAATTCTATAGAGGATGCCCAAGGACCAAAAGTAGGCGTAACACTACATAATTCTAAAGTCTCTCCTGGATCATATACACTTAGCTCTGGGACGACGATTAAATCTGTTCCAGTAGAGGAACCATTATAATTACTAACAGTAACATCAACAGTCCTACCAGCAATATCTTCCGTAATTAATATTGTACCAGAAACTACTAAATCACTAATTATAGTAGTGTCAAGTTCATAATCATCAATATATATTTTAGTTTTTAATGAATCCCCTACATAGTATGGGTCCAAGTAAGAATCAAATGCAGTACCAGATAACATAATCTCTAAAGAGGAAGATGTAAACACATCACCTACTACAATAGAAGATGTTAACGTACTAACTTGTGGCACAGGAGAGATTTCAAAAAGATCAGTTACTCGTATAGTCTGTTCTGTATCGGGATCTTTTACGGTTAGTGTTTTAAATGTCCCCGCATCAGAAGAGTCAAAAGGAGGCACATTTACTAGATAATTGTACTCATCTAATAAAACAGTAGTACTAGCAGGAACATCGCCTACAATTACTAAGGTATCAACTTGAAAACCTGCACCTTCAATATTAAATGTTCTATTTAAATACCAAGGCCCAAATTCAGGAATCATATAATAAACTTCTAAATCCTCTGGATCAGAAGTTATTCCACTAGTACCTGTACTTCCGGGAAAGGTTCCAGGATCAACAGGATCTTGTGGTCTAGTAAAATCAGTAGGTCTATTGATAGGAGGATCAATAATTTGGTAAGTATCAATATTAAAGTCAGTAATTCTCCCATTAGAAGTAAGTAAGAATTCAGGATACGGGATATAAGCTTCAATCTCAAACCTAAAGGATTTCCTTAAAACTCTATCGCTACCATCACCAAGTACTACTTCAGAGTTATTATTCTCCGTAACTAGGAATACTTTACTAATACCTAGATCGGTATGAATATCAATATGTGGGTTGAACTCTCCCCTTACTTGCTCAGTAATCTGATCCAAGTCAGACATATACTTAGACCACACATTGAAAGAATAAATAATGTTTACAGGTCTTGGGGCTAAAGTAACAACCCTCTCTACTTTATTTAGATTCTCGTTTTTTATAGTTTTGGTAACTAGGATATTTTTTGTTCTTACCCTATTATTATCCCCTTCCGAGTAATCCTGACTTAAAGTTAATGCAGGTAGAACAATATTGTTTTCCTGGTTAAGTTTGGCTATAGCCCTTTCTGGGTTAGCATGAAAACATTGTAATGATACCTCTTCATTTTCGGAATCAATGTATGAAAGGGTCTGGAATCTTAGAATCATAGCCTCTAAGACTTTCCTATATACCTTACTTACATGATTAGCTTTTTTAGAGGCTTCTAAGATATAGTTAATTAGAATAGTCTTACTATCCCTACCTAAATCACCTAAGCTAGAAAGATAAACTTCTCCTGAATTGATATCATTATAGTCTGTCATTACTTCCTCTTCGCCTTCTTCGTAGCCTTCTTTTTAGCTTTCTTTCTTACTACTTTCTTTTTTACTACTTTCTTTTTAGGTGTGCCTTCAGGCTTTGGTTCCTTCGGCGGGTTGGGCACCCCAGTAGCAGGGTTTACTGATTGTCCAGTTTCATTTTTTGATTTTCTATTTAATCGTCTGAGGGCATTAGTTTCGTCTTTAGGCTTAATTAAAGAACTTTTTTCTGTTGGGGTCAAATGTCCTCTAGCACCAGGATTTCTTTGTAGCTCTGTATCTTTACGACTTTCTTCATCGCTTAATCCTTGTGCTGGGCCTTTTCTACCTCCAGTCTTAGTTCTATATCCAGGTCTTCTAGTTTCTTGTTCAACAAGCCTATTTCTTAGTTTGTTTATAGCTTTTAAAATAACTTTATCAAATGCGTCCATCGTAATCTAATAGTGGGTCGGAGGTTTTTTGTAGATTAGTATCCACAATCTTGTCTGAATCTCTAAGTAGTTTGGCATGGGCGATTAAATGATAAATGCCATAAGCCTCGAAGGAGTCTTCTTGAACCTCAAAGATTTCATATTTTTGTTCTTGGAAGAAAGGTTTTAAAATATCACCTACAATCAAAGGTCTTCCAAGGAACCCTTCGATATATGATTTGTTGAAAGTAAAGATTTGTTCGTTAGTAAGCTCAATACCAAACTCATTTAAATGCTCCTCTAAAACAGTAGGAGTATAGTGACCTACTACTATTATAGGCTCTTTTGATATTACTTTCTCTCGATCTTCCATATAAACTTCATCATAGTTTTCACTTTGATAATACTTGTATAAATACATCTTCGATCCAGACAGTCTAATGTTTTCAGCATCAATCTCATTGAACAGCTGAATATCAGCATTATCTATATCGAATAAATTAAGAGAACTTTCCTCTACCTCTTCTGGCAGAGGAACAATCCTATGGTTTACGTGGAAGTTCTTTTTACTCATATAGTACAGGTTTTCATGAAAAATAGGTTTTGTGTTTTATAATAAGGATAAACCCTAAAAAGTTGAAAAAAAAGGTAATTCCTCGAACTCATCTAGTAGCTCTCGTTTTAGGCTATCAATCTCGGCCCTACCCTCTTCCCTAAGCAATTGACCGTCTAGTTTCGCCCCACCACCAGGACCGGGTAGAACGTCATACTTGCTTCGAACAGCTCCTAGAATAAGCTTAGACGTAGCTAAAGCATACCTTTGGATCCAGTTTCGATAGGCTGGGTGGATAGTGTCGGAGTTTAACCCTCTATATATACAAACTACAGGGTCAGGGGTTTGTGAGGGAAACGGAGCTAATTGTAAATATTTATTATCTATTACATCAAAAGTTCCTTCCTGACTTAGAATCTTTCGGATCTGCTCAATATGTGATTGTAACATATAGAACTCACCGACACTAAAATCAGAAAACAAGAAATTATCTTGGAAATACTTAATGAAGAAGTCAAACTCTAGTGTATTAGATTGTGCTTGAATAGTTAATAAACTCTTTTTATAAACTACATACTCTAGATTATCTAGAACATATCTAGGTAGTTCATATAAGTTCTCACCAGCAGAGGCATCAAAAACCATCATTTGCTGGGTCCATAACGGGGCGTGATATGAGAAAGTAGTTACAGCCTCATCCATCGCTGTTTTTAATTGAAAGTCGGTTAGCTCTACTCTTACTGTAGGGTAACCTAACATAGATAATACATACGCTCTAACAGTCTCTTCAAACTTATTAAAGGATATATTGTCTGCTAAAGTAGTCTCACCTAGAGAAGAGGTAATCTGACCATTAAGTTCTGCGTCACCGGCTACTCTACCTTTATATTCCGTAAAGGAATCGCCATAATTACTTAGATTCGGTTTGCTTGGCATTTTTCTTAGGTCTTCCTGGTTTTGGAGAAATCTTGTTTAAATACTTATAATTTAGAACCTCATCAGTCTCCACTATTTGATTAGGGCGAACTTCTACAATTATCCCGTCGATAAATAATAACATTGGGAACTTAGAAGTGCATTTGTATAAATATTTACTCATCTTGTAGAATTTCTATAAAATAAAAAAGGAGGATGGTGGTTATTCCCACCATCCTCCTAGATCACTCTAAGCTATTGGTTTAGCCTAGTTCGTTGTTGGTAGCGTTCTTACCGAACGGATCACTAAGGAACGTAGCGGTAGGACCTACAACTCTAATTACACGGTAGAATCTAGACGCAGGAGTAATTTCCGCCTTACCGTAACGGGTAAGGATACCTTTTCTTGGTTGGAAAGTAGCCGGGTCATGAATCAACGGTAGCTCTTGGAGAGGAATATACGGAGCGTATACGTATCCAGCATCCATCGGCGTTGAGCCTTTATATCCTACAAGGATTTCGTCTAGCGGGTACATCGGATCAATATATAGATCGTACTTACCAGCAAACTTACCTTTGTATTCAATAGAAGTGTTACCCATGTTAGTCGGCTTGTCAGGAGCAGCAATACCACCCTCTAACTTAGCAGCAGACTCTAGCATGGAACCAATTAGCGGTGACGTAAGCAACCAAGTACCAGGACCACGCATAGTAGTACGGTAGATATCTTGTGAAGCTTGGTTAATCAAGGCTAAAAGGTTAGCATAGACATGACCTTGGTGCTGTGGGGCACTAGGCAGAGCTGAACTGGAGAAGTCAATAACATAAATGTTAGTGTCGGTTCCAGCAGGGTTTGTAGTACCAGCATTGGCAAAGTCATATAGGTATTGAGCAGGAACGAATCCAGTACCATCATCACCAAAGTTGTTTGCACTATCTTGGTCTAGGTAATCTCTATTCCAACCACCAACAGTACCACTTATATCATAAGCAATACCACGAAGGTCTTCAATAAGTTCACGGTCAATTTCTAAGCTTAGTTCTTTTGAAAGTAGATCGGTTAGTTCACTTTCTAGGCTTAAGTCATGATAGGCTTTTAGGTCTTGAGCCGCTTCGATGGTCCATAGGGCTCTCATCTTACGGGTCCTTGCTTCTACAGCTTGGTTCTCAATGTGGAAGTTGATTTCCGGAATACCAGTTCCAGACATCGCTTCACCAGCACTAACATTAACACCTAAAATAGATGTACTGTCAGGCCAAGCAGCAATTTGACCGCCCATAGTACCGGACGCTGATCCAGTACCTTCATCAGTTAGTACATCAGAAGTATCAAACGGAGCGTCTGAATCTAACTCAATGTTATCACCAGCAGCATCACCGATAGCACTAGCAGTTAAATTACGATAGGTAAGGTTATACTTACTGTATACGGTTTGTGCATCTGTGCCAGAAACTCTATCATGGCCGATGTAGAAAATCTGGGAGACAGGTCCGTTCATTGGCTGAACACCACAGATTTTGTTTGCAAGAAGTTCGGGATATACTCTTCGAACAATAGGGAAAGCGAATTTTTGGAAGGTGCCTAGCTTACCAACGGTCGTCGCAGCGTCTTCATCTACTCTAGTAGCTTTGAAAGCAGCCGCTTGGTTTTCCATTAGTTGAGCAGTTACCGTCTTAGTCCAATCGTCCTCAATTCCTTCGAGTACTGCGCCCCATTTAGTTAGTAGGGCTTCGTTATTGGCATAGTCCATTTTAATTATATTTTAGTAACTACGAATTGTGAGGCATTAGTCGCATAACCTCAGGTGTTAGAAGCTCATTTAATTCGTGAGGAGCTTCTTCAGGTTCTCTATCAGAATCTTCGGTTAGTACCAAAGCTTGTTCTGAAGAGTGGAATGGTTCAACATCATTTTGAGCTTCTTGTAATGATTCCTCTAAAAGACTTTTTTCTTCGTTAATATCTTCTAGAGTACTTTCAACAACTTTAACTCTTTTGGCTAATGAAGTAGCAGTATCATATAGCTTACTGTTCGTTTCTAGCGCCTTAGCTAATTCTTCACTTAATAGCTCAACTTCTTCCGTTAGTTCTGTATTTGTAGTCATAACAGTACTTACTTTAGAGTCAGCATCTTGTTCAGAAATATCTATGGCAAGAATAGAACGTACTTCTTCAAAAAGTCTAGCATTGTAAAAAGTCTCATTTTCAGCTTCTAGTTCCTTCATGGCTTGCTCTTTAATAGCATCCATCTTCATTCTAAGGAACGCAGATACTTTAGCATTTAATGATGTTACTTCTTTATCTACCTGTTCTTGGATAGTATCCTGAACAAGACCCGCTATTTGATCTAGCGTTTCTTCAGTCAACCCTTCAGGTAGTAGTTCTGCAATTTTTTTCATAGCAATGTGTTCTCATTTTATATGTATAACCCCATAAAGGAATTATAGAAAATTTTTATTTTTTTCTTTTATGTTTTGCTCTTAGTCTATTAAGCAAAGCCTTTTGTCTTTTCTTTCTTTTGCTAGGAGAATCGACAGTCCTTTTACTTTTAAACTGATCTACTTCTCCGTCAAAAGCTTCATAATCAGAGGGAGTAAGAACATGTTGTGTTTCACTTGACCTAAATTTTCTAGAATGTAAGGTAGTGTCTGGTTCACTTGTTGAATCTTTTGGAAAATCTTTTTTAAAACTTTTTCCAGAAGGTTCTGAATACTTAGCTGATGATCTAGACTGCCTTCCTTCATAAACTACTAATTTAGTTTCAAGTAGTTCTTTTAATTGTTCTTTAATACTCATTTGTTTTCCTAAACCTTCTTGAATACATTCAGTAATAGATTTACCTTTATCAATAGACTTATTATAAGCATCTACATCAAAAGATACATCTTCCTCACCGGGAGTTAATTTTTCCTTTAATAGATGAATTAGCAATTGCTCCTCTTTTACCTGGGCAATAGAGGTTTGTACAATAGCAGTAATTTCGGTAGATTCGGTTAGCCCTGGGAAGGCTCCTTTAGTTGAAGGGTCAGCTACGAGATCAAAACAAACTAGTTTATAATCTTCGTTTACTTGTGACTTACCTTCGTCAATAGGAGTTAAGGTTCCTAAACCTCTAGAAGAAATACCTAATGATACTCCTCCTTTGATTAGATCCTGAGCGACCTTACCTGCTGGGGTGTTAAGAAGGACAGCTTCACCAATTACATCATTACCTTTCATTTCAAGGGATGTGATTTTATGTGAAACATTCATTAACTTTACAGCATTATACTCTGGGTGGTCTAGCTCCCCAAGGAATCTGTTCTCATTGATGGATTCTTGAACTTTAGTTACCTCACGCTCAAGAATAGCCTTAGGATAAATTCTTTTATTGTTATTCTCTTCTTCGGCTTTTTGGAAAATACCTTTAATCTTCATCATACCATCAGCTTTAGATTCTGATAGTACTTGAAGGTTTTGGATAACAAACGTATCTGTAATTCTATTAGTCATTAGTATTCTTCTTGTCTTCTTCTTATAGCTCTTCTATGAGCTAATCTATGCCTTACATCATTACCACTTGAAGCAGCTAGTCCTTTCTTAAAATCAAACATTCTATCCCTTTTCCCTCTCTCCTGAGCAATTTGTTGTGGGGTACGAGGCTCATCACCTGTAGGCCCAAGATCTCCATCACCTTTCATTGGAGCTAATTTGCCTTTCTTATTTCTGTAGAAATTATCTAAATTATTTTGTTTAATTTGGGCTACTGCTTTTGCTCTCTCTTGTTTCGCGATTTTAGGATTAAGTCTTCCGAAAGCTGCTCTTCTAGCCGCCCTTTGTCTAGAAATTCTAGCAAGCCTACCTCCTAAAGCAGTTTCAGGGGACTCTTCTCCTCTATCAGCAACAGGAATATCAGGGTGTTTAGGCCCCATATCTCTTTGGGCTATTGCGGCTTTAGCGTTTCTATTTACAGCCCTTATACCTCTAAATACATTAGCTCTAGATACTCCAGACTCCCTCTTAACTCTTCCAGTACCTATTTCTCGTCTACCGGATTCATCACCTTTTTTAGTGTTTACACTATAATCAGCATTAGGAGAAGATGGAGGAGTAGGTAAAATTTCAGATGGAACAACACTATTAGGATCCAATTTCATAATTTTCTTCTCTTGGTCTATAGTATCTCTAAAGTGTTTTCCTCTATCAGCAGCATCTTTATGGTCTTGACTACCAAAATATCTATCACTATTAGCTCTATAGTTAGCTTCAATATCTGGCAAAGCTTTTTGCGCTCTTTTCTCTATATCAGCATCGCTAGGATCGATTCCTAAATCCCTATACATTTTAGCAAAATCAGCACTTTTTCTAAGGTTTTTTAAGTCGGCTTCTCTAGTGGTTTTTCCTGCTTTTGCCTTTGCTAAAGCTCTCTTTTGAGCTACTTTAGCCCTAAGCTCTTTTATTCTTTTAGATTGTTCAGGTGTAGGAGTGTTTGAGGGGGTTTTACCTCTTAATCTATCAAATCTAGCCTTTTCCTCATCACTTAGTTCAGGGTTAGGAATGTAATCACCATAAGAAGGCTTCATATCTTCAACTTTTTTTTTAGCTTCTGAGATTTGATCTCCGTCAACCTCAGTTGACATGGTTAAGCGTTTTTTAGCTTTTCTTTGTCGCATAGCTACTCTAAACTTATCCCCAGCAGTAGTAGCGGGTGTAGTTTTAGTAGTCATGGTTTCAGTATCGAACTCTCTTTTAGCTCCACCAAGATCGCCCTTCTTTACTCTCTTAGGGTTCTTTTTGTTTGATTTTAGTTCAATACCTTTAGCAGCCAATCTTTCTCTAGCAAGCTTCTTTCTTTTAGCTTTAATACCTACAGCGGTATCAACATCTAAATCTCCCTTATCTTCCTTCTTTTTAGCTTGCTTGGCTAAAGCGGATCTACGCCTTAAGTTTTGTTTCTTATCTAATTTGGCTTTCTTTTTAGCATCTTGCTTTGCACCAAATTTACCTAAAGATGAAGAAGCTTTAGCACCAGTCTTAGCTACAGAACCCATTCCTCTGCTAGCAAGTTTAGCTAAAGCCCCTAAAAGCTCATCAATTCTTTCTTTATCTAATTCGTCTCTTGAGTATTTCATCTGCTGTTAATTTACGTTTCTTGCGTTTCTTCTTTTTATCTTCATCTTTGAAGGGATCAGAAGTTTTAGCTCCTTGATTTACTCCGATGGTCCCACAAGTGGTCATTTCACCAATAAGAGTAGTAAGCTGTTTAACTAAAGTTTCTAAAGATTCTAATAGCCTTGAATTGTCAGTCTTATTAGTAACTTCCTCAACAGGCTTTACAGCTTCAACAACTGGTTTAGAAATTGGAGCGGGATCTCCTCCTAGGAATAAAGCAACGTCATCATCTGAAACGTTTACCTTACTAATATCTAGTTGAGGAGACCTTTGCCCTGTAACTGGATCTTCAACGATTACCGCACGTTCTACAGCATCAGTCGTGGCTAGGATTTCCTCAGCAATTGAAGAAATTGATCTAGACATTACTCTTCGTCCTTATTGTCGGCAATTTCTTGTAGCAAGGCGTCTAATAGTTCGGCCTTAGTATCTACTGAAATTTCCTCTTCATCGTTAACGGACTCTTCTAATACTTCTAGAAGGTTTTCGATGTGTTCTGATAGCATTTCATCGCTAATACCATCTTCTACGTAAGATTCACATAGAGGACATACATGCTCTGCAATCTGCTCTTCGGTAAGAGTCTCTTCCTCGGACTCCTCTTCAGTTTCGACATCTTCAGTCTCGGTGGACTCGTTAACTGTTTCTTTATTTTCGACGCTGTAGCCTGAATTCTTAAGAATGCCAGCAACTAGTTCGTCGGGTACTTCAATGTTTTTCATAAAAAATCTCCTTGGTTGAGATAACTCTAACTATATTTACCAGTTAAGGTAGTAAAACAAAAATTATTTCTGTTATTTCTATAAAGTATAAGGTTGGGTAATAACCTCGTACTCATCTATTCCAGTAAGTTCTCTAAGACCTGTTTGGAAATCTCTTCTACTTACTGAATATTTTACGCCATCAATACCTGTATTGGCAAAAGAGTAAAATATGTTTCTATTGTTGCTCATTAGTAAATCGTATAATTCTACGAATGAAAGTCTGGATAATGTGTCAAACCAAGTTAATGATTCTGTCGTGTCATAATTATCCGTTAATGATTTTGATACCTTTAAAAATTGCCTAATACCTCTACCAACTCTAGGGAGCTGCTCTGTACCTGCAACATATTGAGCATCACTAAGACCTTTGGACAATCCAAACTCGTATTTAATTCCTCGGGTATCA